GAAGAAACAGTTGTGGGTTGGGTAAAGGCAAAGCTTAACGCAGAAAATGAAGATACTGTTTCTAATATTGAAGCAGCACTTCAAGCACAACTTGATGAGCAAGCAGCTCCTACTAAAGCATCTGGTCTTCCCTGGTCAACTAACTAATTATTAAAAATGATTGAAGCAGCAATATCAGCTGGTGTTGCTCTTGTATCTGGCTTAGTCATACTAACCAATAGACTCCACTCCAAAATTGGTGAAGTAGATAATCGAATTGATGCTGTGGAACTACGTGTTGCACAGGATTATCTAAGCAAGCAAGAGTTTGCTAACGCACTGGAAAGAGTCGAAACACACATGGTCCGTATTGAGGACAAACTAGACAAATTTTTAACTTATGGAACTTATGGAAATCCTAAATAGCCCCGTACTGTGGGTCATCGTTGCAGCAGCCTCAGAAGTAATTGCACTTACACCTTTGAAGTCCAATAGTGTATTGCAACTACTGCTATCAGCACTTCGTGCAATCAAACCAAAAAAGTAAGAGCTAGGGAAGCAGTGGATGAGGCGTTAAAACCTCATCTACCTCCAGACCCAGTAATCCCTGGTCCAATTGAAGTGGGTCCATTACATATACGCTCACCGTGGCATGAAGAAAAAAGCGACTGAAGATCAATTTAATGAACTTCATAATTTAGTTACTAAGGAATTCCTAGCTCGAATTAAAGCTGGAGAAGCTACAACTCAGGATCTCAAAGCAGCTTGTGATTGGCTGAAAACAAATGACATTAGCGGTGTCCAATATGCTGAAAGCCCGCTAGATAAATTGTCAAAAGTATTGCCAACAATTGACCCAGAACTAGTTCAGTCGAGGTTATATGGCAAGCGGTAAATATAGCGGTGCCAAGTATTCCAACGGCAACCACAAGTCACAACAAAAAGCTTATAACAAAAGCAAGAAAGGTAAGTCGTTAATTAAAAATGCTCAACGCCTTCGTGCCTCTTTAAAGATCCCTAAAGGCTCACCTTATGACGCTGCTCATTACAAAGGAAGCAAAACAAAAGGTCGGAAACTACACCGTTCACTTAACCGTGCAAGCAGAACTAAGCCTGCATGACACCTTTACTTCCAACCCCTGAACACTACTTATACAACCTAATAACCATGAATTCCTCTGAAGCAAAGCGCCTTTGGAGGCGCAGTATCAAAGAACATTTTGGCTGCACTTGTGTTTATTGTGGAGAAACTTATGAACTACATGAACTTACATTGGACCACGTACAACCTCGCACTCACGGCGGGGCGAATGTTACAAGCAATCTTGTACCAGCTTGTATTAAATGTAATCAGGGAAAAGGAAGTCATAACTGGAAAAACTGGATGAGAGAAACATTCGGCATCACACAAAGAGAAAATCAAATCCTTCAGCATATTAATTAATCATGGCATTAAGAGATCCCCGAAACAAATCTCGTAATAACGCATCTAGACGTACTACTTCAGCAACACGAAGCAAACGTGCTACTTCTTCAGCTAAATATAATCCTAACCCTTCTTCTTCTGCTCAACGTAGTGGAAAGCAGGGTTCTGGTGCTTCTAAAGTCACTACAGGTAAAGGCGGTAAGGTCAATTCGCCGAGGCTCCGTCAAGCATTAGAAGGAGTTAAAACAAAGCGAACCCCAGCTAAAACACCACCTAAGGTAAAAACTAATCCACCTAGTTCTACACCACGGGGTGCTCAAGGCCCACGTAATCCAGATCCGCAAGGCCCACGCCAACGTGTCTCTGGACTGCAAGGTTCACGTACTAAACCTACAACTGCTAAGGCACCACCTACTCAGAAGTACAAGCCTCGTGTATCTAACGTAGGTCCACAGATCAAACAAGCTAAAGCTGTACAAAAAGCCAACCCAGGTAGAGCAGCTAGAAGGGCTAGGCGTCCAAACGTACCTGCAAGAGTTGCTGCTGTAGCTGGTGGTCTATACACAGCTGGGCAAATTCTTAGGTCAAGTGGCAAACCTGGAGCAGCCAAGATGTCTCGCTTAGGTATTGGTGGTAATGCACCTGTATCAAAACCTAATCGTAAAGAGGGACAAAAGGCAACTTTAAACGGTAAACCTGTTATTTGGAGAAAAGGTAAGTGGGTTCCCGCTCCTGAACAAAGTGCTGGTAAATACAACACTAGAGATGCAGATGGTACAGTCCACAGCCGTTTGAAAGTAGGCCCTAAAAAAGTTGGTGCTAAGAAAGTAGGTACTGCTGAACAAGCCTTCGATAAATCTTACGCAGCTGCTAAAAAAGCTGGTAAGAAATCATTCACCTTTGACGGTAAAAAATACAGCACAAAATAAATGAATACACTCGACCTGTTGAGGAGTGACTTTAAGTTATTCCTCCAGGCGATGTGGACACAGTTGGAGCTACCTAGCCCTACCCGTGCTCAATACGCCATCGCTGACTACTTACAGCATGGTCCTAAACGTCTCCAGGTCCAAGCTTTCCGTGGTGTCGGTAAGTCTTGGATTACTGGAGCTTTCGTTCTTTGGACCTTATTTAATGACAATGAAAAAAAGATCATGATTATTTCAGCCTCTAAAGAGAGGGCTGACAATATGTCTATCTTTTTACAAAAACTAATCATGGAGACACCATGGCTCAAACATATGATTCCCGATGGCGATAACAGTCGTTGGTCTCGCATCAGCTTTGATATTAATTGCAGTCCTCACCAAGCCCCCTCCGTCAAATCAGTAGGGATAACAGGTCAACTGACCGGGAGCCGTGCTGACCTGATGGTACTTGACGATATCGAAGTTCCTGGTAACTCAATGACTGAGTTAATGAGGGAGAAACTCCTTCAGTTATGCACTGAAGCTGAATCTATTCTTACACCTAAAGAAGATTCACGAATCATGTACCTTGGTACTCCACAAACTACTTTTACCGTATTCCGTAAATTAGCTGAACGTAACTACAGACCCTTCGTTTGGCCAGCACGTCTGCCTCGTAAGTTAGCTAACTACGAAGGCTTGATTGCACCACAACTCCAAGAGGACGTAGATAACGGTGTAGAACCTTGGTCTCCTACAGATCCTGATCGCTTTAACGAAGAGGATCTGATCGAACGAGAAGCAGCCATGGGTCGCTCTAACTTCTCTCTTCAGTTCATGCTGGATACCAGCTTGTCTGACTCAGATAAGTTCCCGCTAAAAATGTCTGATCTGATCGTTACTAGTGTCAATCCAACAACGGCACCTGACTCAATGATCTGGTGTTCTGATCCTAGAAACTGTATTAAAGAAGCTCCAACTGTTGGTCTACCCGGTGACTATTTCTACAGTCCAATGCAGATCCAAGGTGAATGGGGTCCGTACCAAGAGACTATATGCTCCGTAGACCCCTCTGGAAGGGGCTCAGATGAGACTGCAGCAGCCTTCATTTCCCAACGCAATGGATTCCTTTACTTACATGAAATGAGGGCCTATAGAGACGGTTATTCGGACAACACTCTTTTAGACATTCTCAAAGGTTGCCGCAAATATAACGTCACTAAATTAGTCATCGAAACAAACTTTGGTGACGGCATCGTTAGTGAACTTTTCAGGAAACACTTACTACAAACCAAACAAGGAATCACTATTGAAGAAGTCCGGGCAACAATCAGAAAAGAACAACGTATCATTGACACCCTTGAACCCGTTCTCAATCAGCATCGGCTTGTTGTGGATCGCGCTGTTATTGATTGGGACTACAACTCCAACAAAGATGCTCCACCCGAATCTAGACTCCTCTACATGCTCTTCTACCAGATGAGCCGTATGTGCAAAGAGAAGTTTGCCGTTAAACATGACGACAGACTTGATTGCCTTAGTCAAGGTGTCCAGTACTTCACAGAAGCTATGGGTATCTCAGCTCAAGAAGTGATCAATACACGGAAACGTGAAGAGTGGAATGACATCCTTCAAGGCTTTATTGATGACCCCCAAAGCTCCGCTAATCACCTTGTTTTTGGGATGACAAAAGAGCAACGAGACAAAGCTAGGAATCTAGACAAAAACTCAGTCCCCAACTGGGTTTAAGAGGATTACAGCGCTTAACCCCGGATGTATACAGGAGGGGGGAGAGGTGGACTCCCTCTTTCTGTACAAAGGGGAGACAACCTTCCCCTTTACTTAATGTCCTCTGATTGGACATTTCTCAAGTATCTTATTTAACTTATTTAACCGACTGATTACTTATAACATCTATGTCGCCTGAATCGACATCCGTTGTTATATAGATCTACTTACATCCATCATATATAAATACATATGAATACAGTTAAGCTTATCCATTCAACAACAGATGGAGACCAGCTTGTTAGCTACATGGCTAGAGTCTCCAATCCTTCTAACCAAAACAACACTGAGACCAGTGCTCGTCTAATTAAATACCTGATCAAACATAAA